TTAGAAACCATTTGAGTACCACTATATCTTCTCAACATAGCTCTCATATCTGAATCTGTAATTTTGTGTGCTTCTCGTTTTGTAAAGAAAGTGCCTGTAAGTATCTTATTAATACCTTTTTCTAAATGTTCTTCATCTTCCCATATTTCCATAGGTGTTTTCATCTTACCACATTTAATTGACCATGCGTGGTGCATATACGACCATGCAAGTGTTAAACCATGTGTTGATTGACCTATGATTTTATTCTTTGTATCTAATAAAGTATCTCTATTAAATGACGTAAGTTTTTTAAACTCATCATCACGCCATTTTCTATCTTCAGGATAGTATGGGAATCCTTTATTTTCTTTCCAGTCTTTAATTACTTCTTTTGCGTTTGACATATACGTTACCAGGGATTGTGCCTTTTGCCCAACTTGTTTTCCCGATTAATTTCATATTCATTTTAACATAAAACTTGTTTGCTGTCAAGTTGTCAGCTCTTACTGATAAAAATACGTCTTTTGAGCAGTATTCAAAGAAGTTATTGAGAATTGCCTGAGCAGTACCTGAACCTGGCGAATCACTTGCAATCTGGTGTAATACAGTATCGCCTACTGTTAATTGTACATCGCCTATCTTTTGTTTTCTTTTACAATGATGAAAGGTTATTAGTATGCCATCTTCTAAAATAAGTTTTTTGTTTGCAATCATACGCTTCATGTAATCTGTTCTTACATGAGGAAACCATTTCTTGTGACTATAAAATATAGATTTTACTTTTTCAAAATCCGATTGGGCTGCAAATATCATCTTCTAATTCATCTCCTTGTTTTAGTAAGTTCTCTAATCTAGGATTATTATAACAATCTACTACTAAATGTAGTCTATCAAAATCTGCTTTATTGTGTACGGCATGTGGTTTAGATACATCTACATAGTAATATTCGCCAATATCTAAATTATAATGACATTCTTTCTTGCCTTGCCATAGATAAAAATGTACATGTTTATTTGTTCTTAATGGTACATGTAATCTTACAATCTTACCATCTTTTATTTCTTTATCTACTTTGTCTGTATGTTTCTTTATAGTTGTACCTGCTTTTAATCTCATAACTCGTACACGTTCAAACTCTGCTGGTATATGAGATAGTATTTCTTTTAAAGGTAATAGATAAGGTTCTTCATATAGTTTAGTCCATCTTAAATCTGCTGGTTGTACATCTGATTTTAGTACACCAGGTTTTAAGATATTACCTATATCATCACTATATCCTCTAATTGATACAGCATCCCAATCACCTTTTGCATTGTATTTTGTTTTTACTGCTGAGTACGTTAAGTTATCTAAAAACTCTACAACACTATTAAGTGGTTGTAAAAATGCAGGTAAGTCTAATTTTTTTAAGATTTTTCTTTCCATAAATTTGTAACCCTTTTTATTTCTTTATCTCTTTTCTTTAGTGCCATCTCTAATTTTAATTTACTTACAAGTTCAGTAAATACTGTTCCTTGCATATGGTCTAATTCGTGTTGATAACATCTACTTACAATGCCATCAAATTCTTCTTCTACAGTTTCTAGTTGTTCGTTTAAATATTTTACTTTTACTTTTTGTGGTCTTTCTATATCTAAAAATAAGAAAGGAAAAGTTAAACAACCTTCTTTGTATCTAATCGTTTCTTTACTCATGTCTGTAATTTCAGGATTGATACATACCCATTTCTGACCTTTGTTTATATTTAAATTGTCGCCCATTACAAACATACGATATGGTTTACCTACTTGATTTGCTGATAGACCTATACCACCATAGTTCTTCATTGTTTCAAACATGTTATTACAAAATTCTGTAATAGATATTTTCTCTTGTTTTTTAAATACTTCTTTATCAAAAGGTACTATGCTTGATAATACTCTCTCATCTGTTGGTGGTAATAATGTATAGTTCATTGAGCGATCCTTGTAAAGTTTTTATATTTCTCAAATTTTATTATGTTTGTAAATTTATCAAATAGTATATCGCCTTTGTGAGATATAATAAATGTGTTTTCATTTGTTAGTGTTTTAAGTATTTTAAAAAAGTCTTCGGTACCTTGACCATCTAAACTACTATCAAATATTTCATCTAGTATTAATAGATTTGTATTTGTACTATTTTTCATTTTAGCAATTGTACGCCATGTAAATAATAACGCAAGGTCTATTCTTAACTTTTCACCTTCACTAAAACTATTATAGTTAAACGTATCTCTAAATCTACTCTTTATTGTTTCATTAAACTCCTGGTCTAAATGAAAGTTAACAAAGAAGTCCATAGACTGGAGATATTTATTAATCAAATTATTCATTATAGGTAGATACTTCTTAATGATGTTTGCTTTAACACCTGTATCATTTAATATCTCTCTAGCAATATCAATGTATTTCTTTTCTTCTACTGCCTTTTGTTTTTCTACGTTTACTAATTTTAAGTCTTCTTTTATTTGTTCTAATTCTTTTTGTATAACGTTTGTATTAGTATCAGCATTTTCAAATTTAGCAATTTCTGTATCTAATCTATTTGAGTGTCTATTGATTTCTGAAATAGAGGTATTGATTTTTGCAACAGATATATCTAAATCATTTAATCGTTTTTCTACTGCTTTATATTGCTTTATCTGTTCTTGTGTTCTCCCCATCTCGGCCGTTAGTTGTTGCAATCCTTCTTCTAGTTTGCTAATCTGTTTCTTGCCTTCGTATATTTGTGTTTGTTTAAATCTTTCATCAATAGGTTGTGTACACGTGGGACAATTGTCATTGTTTTCAAAAAACTCTACATCTTTTTTTTCTCTATCAAGTTTATGTTCTATCTTTGATTCTAGTTTGTTCAATTCACTTTCTTTTTTAAATACTTTTTCACTACCCCATATCTCTGCTTTTGTAGATATAATTTTTTCATTTAGTAATTGTAACTTTTGATTATATTCGTAATTACTTTTTTCATTTTCTTTTAGTTGGTCTCTACGATCATCTATATCTCTATAATCTCTGCTTTGTACTTCTTCAAAATGTTTCTTTTGTAATTCATACTTTTCGGTCATCAAATCATATCTATGTTTTACATCAACAACAGATTTATTTAACTCACCTTGTTTCTGTCTTAACAATAAATCCATATGTGAGAATACTCTTATGTCTAATATTTCTTCTACAACCTCTCGTCTGTATCTAGCACGTAGGTGCATAAATGGTTCGTATGATGTTGATCCAAGGATGACTACCTGGCAAAAAGCACGATAGTTACATTTTAAAATATTCTGTTCTAACATGTTTTGATAATCTACATTAGAAGCGTCTTGGTTTAATAATACATTATTACAATAGATTTCAAATTTATTGGGTTTAATACCTCTTACTACTTTATATTTTTTGTTAGCAGTTTCAAACTCACATTCTATTTCACAATCGTTTTGATTGATTGTATTTACAAGTTGTTCTTTCTTTATATCTCTAAAGGCACGATTAAATAAACTAAAACATAATGCGTCAAGTAAGGTTGATTTACCTGCACCGTTTGTTCCTATAATTAATGTAGATGGTGACTTTGCTAGGTCTACTTCTATAAACTGATTACCTGTAGATAGAAAGTTACGCCATCTTAACTTCTTAAAATATATCATACTTTGTTATCACTTGCCTCAATATAAATTGATTTCAAATATTCTTTTAATTTTGTTTTACTTACATCTGTTTCTAACTGGTCAACATAGTTATTTAGGAATGTAACTGTATCTTCGCCCATTTCTAGTATGTCTTCTCTCACGCTAGCTTTAATGTCTGAATAGTCCTCTACAATATTTAAATCATGTAACGTTATCTCATTATACAATCTTTCTACAAATTTGTCAAATATCTCATTATCTGTTTTGTTTAATACAATTAATTTAACAAAGTGATTATGATAAGGTTTTATATCATAGTTTGTATAATCTTTCTTTTTGTCATCATAGATTATTTTTTTATGTATTGAAAGTGGATTAGATATTCTTGTTAGTTCTCTAGTTTCTGTATCAAAGATATGAAAACCTTTAGGGTCTTGGTAGTCTGACCATGTCATTTCATATTGAGCACCACAATAAAATATTTGACCATCATCTGTATGTTTATGAAAGTGTCCTGATATTACTCTATCGTATCTACTAAAATCTGATTTTGCTAAACCGTGTTCATTGATTACGCCATTTTGCATTTCTACACCTTTGATTTCTAAATGACCCATTACAATTTCTGCTTTAGCTGTTTGTAACATATTCATTGAGTGATCATAGTTATCATCACATATCCAAGGTACAAATAATATAGGTGTACCATCAAAGTCAACAACGGTTGATTTAGTATAGATAAATGGTTCGTGTTTTCTATCAAATGAAGTATAAAGATTTTCTATTGCGTTTACTTCATTAGTATTTTTAAAATAGGTATCGTGGTTACCTATAATAATATGTGTATCAATTTGTTCTTCATATAATCTATCCCAAAACTTCTTACGCCATATAGAAGCAGTTTGAAAGTTAATAAACTTTCTTCTATCAACAACATCACCTAAATGTACAAATGTTTTGATATTGTGTTCTTTTAGATATGGGAAAAAGATTTCATCAAAAAATCTTAATTGATAATTTCTAAATGCTTCACTATCATTTCTCACGCCAAAATGGCTGTCGTTCAATAATGCTATTTTCATTATATATCTAAAACACTTGTATAGGTTCTTTTCTTTCTTTTCTTTATTTTGATTTCGTTCTTTTGTGGTTCTTCCGTAGATGGTTTGTTCTTTCTTAAAAATTCTAAAAACTGATTCTTATAATCATTATTTGTATCACCAGGTAACACAGCAAACTCATCTATGTTTGCTTGTTCTATCATTCTATATTTTATATTAGATTGTTTCTTTTCTTTCTGTATTCTTCTAATAAAAGCATAATATATTATTTGCGTAAAATAAGCAAAAGGATTATTAGACTTGTCAGGATTAAAGTTTTTAAGATATTGTAAACAGTTTTCTATACCATCAGAAATCATATCATCTCTAAAAGTGTAATTAATAAAATTAGGTCTATAAGATAAATGATTCGCAATCTTTAAAAAACATTCACCTATATAATTAGTAACAGGTGGTGGTTTTCTTTTACGTTTTTCTGCCTTAGCACATTTATCTTTAAACTCTATCATTGCTTGTAGAAACAATTTGTTATCTACATAATGTTCAGATTTTTTTCTTGTTCTAGTCATAGTTTAATTATATCACATTCTTTGTTATTGTCAAGGACCTATCACATTATCCAGTTATATATTGCTCTTAAAGCAAGCAGTAAATACATAAGTTCCATTAATGCTCTAGGTATATCTTTATCTTTTATGCCCATGTATATCCATATTGTACAGGATATTGTAGCAATTGCCCAACCCACCCATTGTGTGTTAGGGTCTGCATTTGAGAGTATGTAGGCACCTATCATAGCGAGTACAAAACCCAGCCATCTCATGCCATCTAGTCTTTTGTAAAATCTAATTTTCATTGGTGCTTGACATAATCTAATTCTCTTGTTATACTAACCATGCTGGTTGTTACCGAGGATAGTAGCTACCTCACTAGTGCAACTTCTTTGAAGGCATTTTAAGTAAGTCAGCGACTTCTTTAATATCAGACTTATCTATATCATCATAATTGGAAGCGGCATTATCTAATTCTTCCTCAGACATTTCTCTTTCAATAAATCCAGGTAACTGTTGTTTTGCTTTCTTTAATGATACTGCAAGATCAGTATATCTTTTTGTAAATGCCGTAGTGGCATTACATATAGTAATAATCTTATCAACAGGAATAGTTACTATTTTCTCATCTGTAAAACCAACCCATTTTACTAGTGCAATATAATCAGATATACCTTGCTCAGTAATACGAGGTACGTATTTAATTAGCATAGGTTCTTGTAACCTTAATAGTTTAGAGTTTTCAGGTAATTGGTCTTTATGCAAAGGAAACCTACAACAGATTTCTTCTCCTGAAACCAGTCTGATTATCTTAACCGTTTTATCATTAACACGATCAATCATATAACTATTTATCTTTCTTAAGCGTTAGCATACCACAATGAGAGCCACCTAATTGTTCTACTATATCGTAGTCTAATAATGATGTTTCTTTAAATATTTTCATATTGTACCAACCTTTATTTTTACCAGGGTCTTTATCTTCATTAGGCATATAATCATGGAATACTATTTTAAAAGAGTCCTTTGTACGTTTTAGTATTTCTTCACAATCATTCTTACCAATAGAGCCATCTATAAAAACAAAGTCAAAGTCATAGTGTAACCAATCTTCCCAATACTCTTTGCTTGTACAAATAAACTTATGTATATTCAATCCATTATACTCAAATATATCGTTCTTGTCAATGGTGTACACCTCTGAATTATTAAGTCTTAATGCAGCTGTACTCTTACCTGTGCCCGTACCTATTTCTAGTATTTTAAAAGCACCTCTGCTTTCATATAACAGAAATTTAAAGTCATCATCTGAAATCATTTTAAATCCACCGTATGTATTTCATAGTCAAAGCCTTCTCTATTATAGATGTTAACTCTTTCCTGAAAGTGTGTTAATGTGAAGTTCTTTTTATCTTTGTATGTGAGGTCGTCTGATATATCATAGACTGTAGCAGACTGTTTCTTATCACCGACACGAAGCCCACGGCCAATGCTTTGTAATATTCTTATAGGGCTCTTACTAGGGCTACTAAAAACAATGTTGTGTAAATTACGAATATTGATACCAGTGCTGAACGTCCCGAAAGAAGCGATAATAATTGCGTTGTCCGACTTTTCTGTGATTGCTCTAATTTTTTCTCTATCATCTGTTTCAGTTCCCCCATAAACAAAAAACACTTTTCGTTTTGGGTCTACTTTTTCTTCTATGAGTTTATGTAAAATCTTGCCATGTTTTTCAACTAACTGAAATAAGCATAATGTATTGCCGTTGAGTGCCAAGGTCAGATTTCGTATGTATTTATTACGAGCAGTATTTTGAGTGAGGTATTCTAGTTCTTCAAAGTATTTGACACCATATACTTTCTTTGCCTCTACTTCAGGATACTTTAAGTTCAGACATTTAATTTTTAGATTAGCAAGTTGTTTTCTCTCAATCAACTCTGCTGTAGATACTACTTTATTGACCATACCAAATAGACCTTGTAGTACTAATTTGTGTGTTTTACTATCATCTAACGTACCTGTAAGACCTATTCTATATTTACAATCTGTTAGTTTTGTCATTATCTTTGTCAATGATACAGCCTTAAACAAGTGTGCCTCGTCACCTATAACTGCACCATAGTCTTCAAAAAATTGTTTAGGCATTTTGTATAATGATTGCCATGTTGATACAACTATACGTTTATCTTCATCTATTTCATAACCATGATATTTTCTACTTACATTTGTTTCTACATCATAACCATAATCTTTAAAATCTTTGTATAGTTGTTCTACTAGTGATGTTGTTGGTACAATGATTAGAATATTGTTGTTAATTACATTTAAGTAGTGTCGGACTAACATGTATATGATAAGTGATTTACCAGAAGCAGTAGGCGATACAACTAGTCCTCTGTCATATTCTAAAGCAAATTTAAATGCGTTTAATTGATAATCTCTCGGTTTGATAGACAGATCATACTCATCAATCATACCGTCTATATCGGCGGCTGTGACGTTGCTATGTGTAAGGATTTCACTAGATTCAACTATATGTA